GTGTCGAGCGGCAGCCGAGAATCCCCGAGGTATAGGGGGGGGATATGCCTTCACCGCTTCCTGCTGATTCTGAGTGCAGCGAGCTTTCTCATGTACTCTCTGTCAATCATTCCTGCTTCTGCCAGCTCGTGACAGGTAGAACATAAGCATATCAGGTTGGTATCTTCATATCCGATAGAAGTATCTTCCTTCAGCGGCGTGATATGGTGTACCGAAAGTCCTTCATATACGAGTTTCTTTTTATCTCTGCACACTTCGCAAAGATATTGTGCGTCAGTCCTGATTTGCTTTGACTTCTTGCGCCATTTCGCACGCTGTCTGAATTGATATGCGTCGTCACCAGAACGATCATATTCTCGTGCTTTATATGCTGGCTTGACTGTACACTCACCAGCTTTGTGAATTTTTCCGCAGCGTGAACAAGCTTTTAACATCTTATTTTCAAAGCCTGTGCGACGTAGATCAAATTCGGATTCTTGATATTATTATCAGCGACTATCTGCTGCACTGTAGTTCCGAACCTTTTGGCAATAGCTGTAAGCGTATCGCCCTTGCGAACGTAGTATGTCTGGAAACGTACAGGCTTCGGAGCTGGCTTTTCTGCTGGTGCTGTATGGTTAAGCCTTGCGCCTGTAATGATCTGTGCGTAGTCCTTGTATGCTATATCAGAATCAAAATTATTTCCAGCTATATTGAGCTTCGCCGAGTTCTGCCACATTCCGCACTCTCTGTAAGGCTTGGCAACGTCCCAATGTGCAAGCCATAAATCGAACTGAGTGAGTTCGCTATAATTGACTTTGTTCACGATGTAGTCTTTGTTCAGATACAGTGATACGTAATAGCCTGCTTCTTCGAGCCTGTCGCAGAAAGCTTCAATCATAGCTGTTCTGCTTGCTTTGTTCTGCTTAACGCCCTGTCGTTCAGAATAGCTGTCGGAATCGTACTCGTAATCGCAGCCGATAGGAAACGTTATTTTACCTTTGAACTTTGACAGAACTTCAATGCACTTGTCAGCGTTCCGTATTGCTTCCTGTACGTTGGTGCAGTATAAAAACCAATATACGCCGACCGGTATTCCTGCGAGAAGGAAGCCGTTCACATTCTGTTCAAATTTCTTGTCCTGAGTGGTCCAGCCGTAGCCTGCTCTAATCATAGCAAACTCAATGCCTGCTGCCTTGACTGCTGCAAAGTTGATATTGCCGTTGTGTTCTGATACGTCTATGCCTTTTTTCATAAAAATTACCTCCGAAAAGTGGTTTTGGTGTGATTTCCCGATGTGTTGTTGCTTATATTATACTCATTTTGCAGATTTTGTCAAGATGTTTTGAGTATTTCGGCAAAAAAAGAAGGCGTTTTCAGCCTTCTGAATTGAAAATTATTTGAATTCGTATTGATCTACGAGCTTCGTTATGCGTTCTATCATATTTTCGTATTCTTCCAGCCTTTGTTCAAGCTCTGCAATAATGTCGTAGTGTGCTATCTGAGCGCACTCGTTATAATGCTTGCTTTCAAGCTCGTCTATCCTTGCCAGAAGCTTGTTAACGTATGCCTGAAGTTCAGTCTCACTGTACCATTTACCGTTAATATTCATAGTAATTCTCCTTTACTCGTACCACTCGTCAGGGTCGTAATTAACGAGTGTTTTTTCCTTGCGTTCTTCTGCGTCCTCGTAGTCTGCGAGCTTGATGTATCTCAGGTCGTCTATTGGTACATCAATTCCTTTGGCTGTAAGCCCTTCGGCATTATGCTTCAGGGCTTCTGCTGTCTTACGGTCAGTTAGTCTTTTCATCTGCAATCCTCTCTAACTGCCTTTTCACTTTTGCGGCTATGATCTCGTCAATATCATCTTTGCTGAGAAGGATTCGGAGCTGTAAGGCAACTACAAGCACATCTGCGAGTTCTTCTTTGACGTTTTTATACGATTCGGCGTGACCTCTCCGGAGCTTGTTCAATGCTACTGTAAATTCGGCTGATTCTTCGCACAGCATATTCGCCTGAGACGGAAAGCCGTAATACTCTGCTATTGTTCTCAAATCCTGTGAGAATTCAAGCGAATTGTCTTTGATTGCTTTGTCGTAGCCTTCACGAAATGCCTGTTCGATTTCATCTTTGATTTCAAACATTTTTTGCTCCCTTCTGAGTACCTTTGACGAATTCTTTTTCGGATTCAATATGCAGCTTGATCTTTTTGAAGTCTATGCCGTATTCGTTCTCGAAAAGCTTCTGCATTTCAGTCATGGTGATCTGCTTCCCCATAATAGGTGGAGCGTCAAATATCAAGCACATTTCCTGAAAGAATGTGCGTATATATGTTCTTGAACGTCCTCGCCTGAGTTGTACAGACAATGCTGCTATTGTAGCGAAAACAGCCATTGAATACGCTGCGTCCTCAAAAAATTGGTATTCCTTCTTCAAATAGGCTGTTTCAGCTTCCTTGTATATCTTTTCTCGGCATTTCCTACAGTCTGTTGCAGCTTTCATTCTTCTGCCCCCTTAGAACGGAACGTCGCCGTCGCTGAGTATTTCTTCAAAATCGCTGAGACTTCTGAAATTCATACCTGCTTCAAGTGCGTTGTGGTTTGAGTATTTAGGCGGCTGCTCTGCTGGTTTCTGCTGCTGCGGCTGCTGATTTCCTGAAGTATTGCCGCCCTTATCTCCGCAGAATTCAACGTTTTCGACGAATACGTCTGTTGTGTAGTGCGTTACGTCAGAATGATTCTTGTCAGTATAACTGCCTGTATGCAGCGTTCCTGAGAGCGCAATCATTTTGCCCTTGCTAAAATACCTTGAAACGAACTCGGCTGTCTGTCTCCATGCTACGCAGCTTATGAAGTCTGCGTCGTATTCTCCTTTGTCGTTCTTGAATTTTCTGTTCACCGCTACCGTGAATCTGCAACAAGCAATTCCGCTCGTTGTCTGCCTGAGTTCTGGGTCGGCTGTAAGTCTGCCAATGATCTGTACACTATTCATGATTTTTTACTCCTTTTATACTTTGCGTAATGTATGGTGTCGATGATCGCTTCGATCATTTCCTTCACGTCCTGCTGTTCTTCCTGTGATAGCTGGGAAGGAGCGCACGGAGTTATATATCTTTCGCCCCTGAAGTCAGCAACATCTGCCTTGTAAAGCTTCAGAACTTCTTGGACGAATTTGATGTAGTCAACGTACACTCTCATTTTGTTCCTTGAACCGTCTTGAAGTTTGCCGTACCAGATTTCTGTTCCGAATAGGTCCGTACATTTCTGCTCGTTTTCGTTAAATATTTCTTTTAGAAAGTTTTTATCTTCCACAATTTTGTTCCCCCTTTTCAATAAGTTTTAAGGCTTCGTCTGTATGTTTCCAGTGCTTTTCCTCACATTGCCCCATACATTCAAATGGACATCTGCTATCGCAATACGGATATGTGCATTCGTCAATAGCGGCGATTTTCTCCAAATCCTCAACAGCCAACTTCAGAAGTCGTTTGTACTCGGCTATCTGCTCTTCATTTTTCTTTATTAGTCTGTCAAACTCACTTATCAGAAATTTGTTTTCTTCTCTTAGGTCTTTCACTTCCATTAACCACTCGGCAAGCTGTCTGTGGTCTGCGGCACACTCACAGCAGTCATTCTCCGCTTTTTCTGCGGTAAGCTTTTCGTACATATTGGTCTTGATTTCTTTGCAGTTCTTGTACGTTATTGCAGATATTTCATTCTGCTCTGCCACTTCAAGGCAGTGAGAAATTGCTTCATCTATGGTCATATTTTTACTCCCTTTCAACGTGCTGATGAATGTATATCGCTTCACTGTTTTCCCCCATGTTTTCAAGAAGCCATTCGTCAGCCTTTTCCTTGCTGAGATGTACGTTTCGTACTCTGTACTCGTAAACGTATTCCCCTGCCGCTTCTTTACTCCTGATACGTTCTTCGAGTTCTTCTGTGATGTAGTTCGCTTCGATAAGGTATAAATCGTAGTTCTTTGCCGTGATACCTTCGAGCGTTACCGTATCTGTCATATAGATTGCTTTCTCAGCGTTCTGGAATACTCGCCAGCCGGCGTTATCAACATCGTGGTATAATTTGACTGGCGATATCTGGAACGTCTTGTACGAGTAAATACGACCGATTTCAAGCGAATCTATGTTGTGAATTGATACTCCACATTGCAATAGCTCTGAGACTAACCAACTACAGCAGGCGAACCTGAGTGTAGGACGTTCTGCTGCGAGCTTGCGAATTGTTGTTTTGTTGAAATGGTCGCCGTGTATATGAGTTAAAAGGACGATTTTCAAGTCCTTGTATACGTCCTTCAAGTCCCGGAAGGGAACGCCACAGTCAAGAAGTATGATCTTATTCAGGACAATGGCGTTTCCCTGCGAACCTGTTGAAATAATATTATAATTCATCGAATGTAACGTCTATAGGCTGCTCGGTTGCCGGTTCTGCCTGCACGATGATCTCAGGCTCAGAAGGTGCTGAAGGAGCTTCGGGAGTAGGTGCGTTTGTCTCGTCTGCGTCATACATTCCGGACAAGTCCTCGATGAAGGTTTCTCGTAATGCCCTGACCTTTGCGACCTTCTCAACCATTGTTGCGCCCTTGCCGGCCCAATTACTGTTGAGCTGTCCGTCCTTCTTCCTGTTGGCAACTTCGTCAAATGCTACGGAGCAGTATGTCGGATATTTCCAGTTTTTTCTGTATACTTTAGCCCAGCCGCCGACGAGCTGCTCTGAGCTGCCGAGATAGAACGTTCCCTTGCGTTCTTCTATGCTGCCGTCGCTCTTTAGAACTATGACACCGCTTTCCATGCCGTCAAAGTCTGGGTGAATGATTGCACGCTTCAAGATAGCGTCTTTTCCGACTACGATTTGTGCCGGCTGGTTGCCGAACTTTATGCAGTAGGCTTCCTTCAGGAAGGGATTCAGCTTGCGTGCCTTGCAAAGCTCTGTAAAGAACTTGAATTCAGGAAGCGTGATCGTGCCGGAATCTCCGACGATGTACTGCTGTACAATGCTGGGTGTCAGCTTGATCTGCTCACCGTTTACCTCGTAAATAACTGCGAGTTCTGCCTTCTGTGGGTTTTGGTTCTGATTACTCATATTCGTATTCTCCTTCGTTTAAGAATTTTTTCAGAGCGATTAACTGCTCTTTCGTTCCCTTGACTGTGAAGCGTATGCAGAATTTCTTTTCCGGTGCTGGTGCTGCCTGCTGCTCTGTTGGAGCTTCAACGGCTGCCGGTATAGCTGCTTTGATTGCTTCCACTCTCTGAGCTTCTGCGGCTCTTTTTTCGGCTTCTGCTTCCTGCCTTGCCTGTTCTTCCTGTACTGCCTTTGCACGAGCTTTAACGCCGGTTATAGCGTCTGAGACGTTCAGGCTTTTCTTGTATTCAACCAAGATTTCAGCTTTCAGGTCCGTGAAGGTTTCTATCAGCTTCATATCTGATTCGATACGGTCGATGAACGTTTTTGCCTGCTCCTTCAGGCTTTTCAAGCTTGCTGATAAAGTGACGTTAATTCCTGCTTGTTCGTAGGTTACAAAGTCAATATCCTTGCTTGCGAGATATTCTTCAAAATAGCTTCTGACCTCGGCAGCCTTTTTGCTTTTGAGTTCTTGTTCGACCTCGTCAATCTTCTGCTTCAGGTCTTTGTCTGCTGCTTTGTATGAATCCGATATACAGTCCTTGTATACTGCTTCAAACTGTTCGTATGGAGACATTACAGCCGTCTTGACTTCTTTTCGTTTATCTTCCCAAGCTTTGAACTCTGCGTTCAGCTCTGTACGAGCTTTCTTGATTTCCTTTACGGTTTCTTCAGTGCATATCAGCTTCGTTACTGCTGATACTCTTTCAGTCACCTTTGCTTTGATCTGCGCTAACTGCTGCTCGATAACAGGCAGTTGCTTTACAACTATGATTTCATTACTCATTGATTATTCCCCCTGAGTTCATAACATTCAATGTTTCTGATGTACTTTCGGAAAGTTCCTGAGATGTGTCGGGCGACTTCTGGTGTGCCGTCTCTCCTATGTACTTTGACTTTTTTAAGCCATTCGATATTGTAGTATCGAATAAATACTCTACGCTATAAACTTTGTTCGTCTTGCGATAAAATAAAGCGAGTATCTTTTCAACCTCCGATAGCTTAAATTCTGTGCGCCCTGTCATCTTGCTGTAGTACGTGTTATTGCTGATTTCAAGCAATTCCTGTACTTCGTGTTTGGATATGCCTGCACGTACCATTTCGGCACGTAAATTTTTATAATACATTTTATCCCCCCTTTTGTAAAGCGGTAATTTTTACCACTCTTGCGTTAATATAACTATATCACTTTTCTGGTACGTTGTAAAGTATTTCTGCGTATTGTTTACAATTTATTAATAAATTGTTTACATTTGCGTCATTGTTCGTTTAAAATCAAATTAAAGAAAAGAAATAAAAAGGAGTTAAAAAACAATGGATTTTTTAAACAATTTAGAAAAGAAAATGAACGAAAAGAACTTGAACAAATCACAGCTTGCGAAAGGCATGGGCGTAGCTCCTTCTACGGTCAATAGCTGGTTTAATCGCTCGGCTGAGAATATAACGCTAAAGACTTTGAAAAAGCTTGCAGACTTCCTTGATTGCTCAATTGATTCACTTGTTTATGGAGATACGAACAAAAAGAATCTGGAAGAATATTTTTTACAGGCGTTAACATCATATATCGAAGAAAAGAGGAAATAAAAGAAAATGAGAAACGTATTATTATATTTAAGAAAATCGAGAGACGACGAAAACGAAAGTAAGGAAGAAACGCTCGCACGACATGAACGTATGTTGATTGACTATTGCAAACGTTATGATCTGAAGGTAGAGAAGGTATATAAAGAAGTTGTTTCGGGTGAAAGTATTGCAGCACGTCCAGAGGTTCAAAAGCTTCTGGACGATGTTGCGTATGGGAGCTACGACGGAGTTGTTGTTGTGGAGCTGGAACGTTTATCAAGAGGAAATCAGATAGATCAAGCGGAAATACTTGAAATATTCAAGAAGTCTGGAACGAAGATTTATACGCTAAATAAAGTTTACGACTTCAGCTCTGAAAACGATATTGACGAGGAATTTTTCGAGTTCGGTTTATTCATGAGCCGTAGAGAGTATAAGGTCATAAAGCGTAGACTGCTGAGAGGAAGAAAACAAGCCCAGCGTGAAGGATATTACACCGGTTCGGTGCTGCCTTTTGGATTTACTAAAGAAAACGACGGAAAGGGATTTATCCTGAAGCCGGACGCAAATGCAGATCTCGTGAAGGAACTGTTCGAGCTGTATGTGAATCAGGGAAAAGGCATATCGTATTTGCGTAATTTCCTTAATGCTTCCGGCGTTAAGCCCCTGAAGGCTTACGACTGGACCGGTACAAGAGTACGTCAAATACTTCAGAGCAGGTGTTATATTGGTGAAATAAAATGCGATGGCGAATGGTATGAAGGAAAGCACGAGCCAATCGTTGATCTGAATACGTTTGAAGCTGCTCAGGTCAAGCTGCTGAGTAAGGAAACGAAAACCAAGCAATCAAAAGCCCTGAAGAATCCATTCGCTACAATTGCTCGCTGCTCTGTATGTGGTTCAGTTTTAAAATTAAAAAGATCGCCGAAACGTTTTGCAATAGGCTGCTCTCGTGCTTTCTGCTCCAATATATCTATGCTGTTCGAGGATTTTGAAATGCTTGTTATATCCGGCTTACAAGACGAACTGGAAGGCTACAAACTTGAACTTGGCGACCTGCCGACGACTGCTGCAAATAAGCGTGAAGCTATAGAGAAGGAACGAAAGATTTATTTATCTGAGATAGAGAAAAAACAGTCAATGCTTGACAAGGCTTCCGAAATGCTCGAAATTGGCGTGTATTCCGTCGAGAAGTATCTTGAAAGGGAAAATATACTGCGTAAGGATATAGACGCATTACAAGCGAATCTGGACGCTCTGAGCGATACTTCAGAACTTGATGAAATAGACAGGCTTGAAAATGCTGTGCCAATAATAGAAAAAGCCCTTGACGAATATTGGTCTTTATCGCCACAGGCTCAAAATGATATCTTGAAGTCGTTCGTTGATAAGATTATATATACAAAAACTATTGCCAATCACAAGCACCATTCTGGAAGGGACGACGCAAGTGTGGAAATATTTTTAAAAATATAGTTGACTGCTCAAAAGGCATATGCTATTCTTGGATTATCAAGCGATATCATATGCCTTCTTATTTATCCGAAGGAAATTGATGTTACATGACTATACAAAAACAAAGCTGATATTTTATCATATTTTGGTTATTTTGTAAATAGAAATTTTGGTGAAAACGGTGTATAATAGTATTACAAAGTTCCGAGTGAGTTGAGCCGAATGCGAGTTCAGCCGAATGCGAACACTAACGGTCATAGTTGAGTTACGGCGGCTATGGCGTAACAACTAAATACTATGACCGAAAAAGAGACTTTGTGCAGATCAAGCCGTAACCTTGATTTGTGCGAGGTCTTTTTTATTACAGGAGCGTGAAAAAATGAATCATTCATTCGATAAGGATATCGCAGTTGCTTATGGACTGCCGGAAGCTATAATCTTGAATCATATACAGTTCTGGATTGAACAGAACGAAGCCAATAAACTGAATTATTACGACGGCTCGTACTGGACGTATAACACGACAAAGGCTTTTGCTGAGATATTCCCATATTTATCTCAAAGGCAGATTCAATGTGCGCTGAAGCACCTTCGTGATGAAGGAATACTCAAAACAGGGAATTATAACAAATCTGCCTATGATCGTACATTGTGGTATGCTTTTACCGAAAAAGGTATTTCCATTATGCAAAAATGTAAAATGGAACATACCGAAATGTCAAATGGATTTGACGCACAGGTGCAACCTATACCAGATAATAACACAGATAATAACTCAGATATTATACCAGATAATAATACTAATGCGTCAGAGACTAACGCAAAACAAAAAATTGATCTGAAGCAGATTGAAAACGACTTTGAAGAAGTTTGGAAAATATACCCAAAGAAGCAAGGCAAGGAAGCTGCAAAGAAAGCCTATATAAAAGCTCGTAAGGCTGGTACGCCGAAGGGTGATATTGTTGCAGGGCTTTTGAGCTACATCGCTTTTATAACAGCAAATCGTACTGAGGATAGATATATTAAGCACGGCAGCACTTGGTTCAATCAGAAATGCTGGGAAGATGATTATTCGATAAACGAAAAGCCAGCAGCAAATAATACTGTACCTTCAGAGGACGACTACGACTTCGAGCGTGGCAGCTTCTGGAAATAGAAAAGGAGTGAAGAAAAATGAAAGACAATAACGGATTTGCTGATCTGCTGAAAGGAATTGCAGCGAGATCACCAATCAAGGAAAAGGAAGGGGACTACAAGGGTCCAGACGGATTGATTTATTGCGGTAACTGTAGGACTGCAAAACAGGTCAAAGTTGAAATAAACGGCAGGGCGCTGACACCGTTCTGTATGTGCAAATGTGAAAAGGAAAAATACGAGAAGGAAAAAGCCGAGGACAAGGCAAGGGCTTTACGTGAGCAGATAGAGCGTAATCGCCGTGCTGGATTTCCTGAAGTACAAATGCAGAAATGGACTTTTGAAAAGGACGACCGAGCAAATGCAAAGATTTCTGATATATGCCAGCGATACGTTGAGAACTTTCCGAAAATGAAAGCCAAAGGAAAAGGCTTGATGTTTTTAGGCGGATTCGGAACAGGCAAAACGTTCCTTGCTGCCTGTATTGCAAACGCTCTCCTTGATGAAGGATTCAGCGTTTTAATGACTAACTTTCCACGCCTGATAAATACCATTCACGGAATGCGTGAAGGCAAGCAGGAATATATTGACAGCCTGAATAAGTACAGCCTTCTTATTATTGATGATCTGGGAGTTGAGCGTCAGTCCGAATACGTTGCTGAGATTGTTCAGAATATAGTTGACAGCCGCTATCGTGCCGGTCTGCCTGTAGTGATTACGACGAATCTATCACCGAAGGACTTCACCGAGACGCAGGATATAGCGAAGTCAAGACTGTATAGCCGTATATCGGAAATGTGTTTACCTTTGATCGTAAAAGGTGTGGACCGTAGAAAAGCAAATGCAGCTGACAGCGATAGAGAGCTTGCCGAGCTGCTGGGATTGTAAATGGAAGGTGAAAGACTATGCGAGAAATTGATATTGATTTATTATTAATTATGTTAGGAAATGATTGCAGAAATTGTGCGTATTTTACGCCGTGCTTTATATACCTCGGCTGTACCTGCTATATTTTAGATCAATGCCTTCAAGCGTTAGAAATAGGATTTTTTTAAGGAAGGTGCAAAAATGAATGATGAATATATAAGCAAGAAACAAGCGGTTGATTTGCTTAGATCATTGCCAAATCCTTACAACCTGCTCCAACTGCATACAATCGGAATGGCAATCTATTCTATCGAGAACGAACCAGCCGCAGACGTACAGCCTGTGAAGCGTGGGCGGTGGTCTGAGTGCTATACAGACAGTCACCATTATAGCGGTATATGCTCTGTGTGTGGCAGGGCTTCAATCAAAAGTCTGACAGAAAGTTTATATGAGTATTGCCCTAAATGCGGCGCAAGAATGGACGGTGATTCTGAATGAGTAAATACAAGTCAAAAAAGGTTGTATACGACGGTATGACCTTTGATTCAAAAAAGGAAATGAATCGTTATATCGAGCTGAGAATCCTCGAAAATGCTGGATATATTACGGAGCTGGAACGGCAGTATAAAATTGAGCTTGTACCAACATTCAAGCTGAATGGAAAAACGTATCGCTCAATCTGCTATTACGCCGACTTCATTTATTATGATCTGGAAAAGAAACAGACAGTCGTCGAAGATGTGAAGTCACGATTTACAAAGCAGCTTCCTGTATATAAGATCAAAAAGAAGCTGCTCGCCTACTTCAAAAAAATCGAAATAAAGGAGATCGAATAAATGAATTTTATTGAAGAATTTATAACTAATCACCCATTTATATCATTATTTATAGCTTTAACTTTTGTTAATGGGCTTTGCGGTCCAAGAGTTGAAAGGAGCGACCCCGATGAATAAAAAAGAATTATTTTTGAAAGCTGCTGCGAAAATGCGCCGCCCCTGCTCCACTGGTGTGATGATCGACAGACGTGTTCTGCTGCTCCTGCTCCGGCTCAGAGCTGAAAAAGAAAAAGGACTTGACAAGACTTCAGAAAAGTGATATCATATAAGCGTCCGGAAAGTTCTCGGAATTGCTTTTCGGGTTTTGGTTTGAAAGCTCCTGCGATAGTGGGAGCTTTTTTTATATCCGTTTCCCCTGCTCCACTTTTCCCTTAATTGTGAATTATATATAATGCTCAGAGTGTTTTTTTGTACAAGTATACAAATTATGCTCTATGGGTATTTTTTTATGTCAGAACGCTTGACTTTATGCTCAATGGGTAGTATAATAAAATCAAGGAAAAGGCAAGGAAAGCCCGAGATTAAGGATAAAACAGAATACTCACTGATCGTACCCAACTCAAACGAGTATCAAGGCGATAAAAAGTTGCGAAAGGTAACCTTAATTTCAAAAAACCAAATAAACCAAAACCAAAACCAATACCGAGAAAACGAAAGGACGAGAAAAAATGATTGAAATTTGTTTAACAAACTTAGGAAAATACAACGAAGGCGAGCTGATATATTCAAGGCTGGTTCTTCCTGCTACTACTGAGGAAATTCAGACAGCTTACGACGAGATCGGAGTTGCAGACGGAACTATGTACGAGGAAGCTTTTATCAGCGACTACGAGACAGACATAAACGGACTGAGCATAAGCGAATACGCAAGCCTTGATGATCTGAACGAGCTTGCAGAAGAACTTGAAAACTTCGACGAGTACGAGCTTGAAGCGTTCGGGGCAATGCTGGACGCAGGGCTTGACACTGATGAAGCTTTACAGAAGGTTCAGGACAACGAATACAGATTGTACGACGGCTGCTACTCTATGGCAGAGGTCGCTGAAATGTACGCAGACGAGACAGGGTTGCTGTATAGTATGCCGGACGAGCTGCGTATGTACTTTGACTTTGAAGCATACGGCAGGGATATGGAAATAAACGGTCACTTCATTGAGACTGATTCAGGCTACATAGAAATTTTCAACTAACATTACAATGCTTCTGAGAACGCCCACAATGCGTTGTAGGGAGTTCTCAGGAGTAAAGCAATATAATTACTATGCCAATTATACGACGGCGTTATACGGCAGATATGAAGGGATTGAACGTTATATGCTGGAATGTCATTGCTACCACTGCAAAAATAGGGCGATAGGCTGTCACAAGTTCTGTGATAATTACAGGGCGTACCGTAGGCAGCTTGAAGCTATTCAAGCCGAGCAGAAAAAAGAAAAAGAAAGCTCAATAGCTTGTATCGAGACGTATTACCGAAATAACTTCAGAAGGAAGGCGAAAAAATGACCGCATTTATTCAAATAAGCCTTTGGCTTTTTGTGATCGGAGAAATAGCCGAGCGAATAGGTCCGCTGCTTGAAAGGCTGAAACGCAGGAGAAAGCTCAAAAAGCTGGTGAAAATGAACAAGAAATTATCAGACAAAGCTGATTCTGACTACAAAGCCGGTTTTTTCTATGGAAAAGCTAAACAATACGAGAATGAATTAAAAGAAATGAGGTATTTTGATTATGAATGAAAAGAGCGCTATTCGAGAAGCCCTTGACAAGTACGACATTAAAATGGCTGAGTTCGCACGAGCTGAGGAAATACCGCTGAGGACATTGCATAACTGGTGCTATGGCGTGCGTAAACCTGCTAAGTACCTTGAACGCTGGTGCATTGAACATATAGAGAAATACGCAAAGGAAAAGGCAGCCAAATAGCTGCCTTTTTTTATTGTTTTTTTGTTGTCTGAGTGCCGAAGTAAAAACCGATAATCATAACGTAGATAGTTTTGAAGGTTTCAGAAACTTCTTCGCCTGCTATACTGAGATACGCCATTACGGCTGTGAGCGTCAATGTCACTATGGACTTTACGTCAATCAATTTGCTTATCCGGTCTTTCATTTCAACTGCTCCTTTCGAGGTCTTCGAGCCGATGATTTATAACCTTGATTTGTTCTTCGACGACCGGCATACGCTCAGCAAAATGATTGTGCTTGTTCACTGCTGCCGCCAAGTTGTCTATCTTAGTATCAATCACAGCTTGGTGCGTTTCCAGTTTGTGTTGAATCTCTTTGCTGCTTGCTTTTGTTGTGATGATAACGCCGCCGATTGTTGCTGCTGCTGATATCACAGCAGCGATGATTGATGAATCCATTTTCAGCTTCCCCTTTAGATGAAATTACCTTTTTATTGGTTTACCTGTTCAAGCGCGACAACTCGCTCATATAGCTCTTGATAACTCGGACGGTAAGGCACAGACTTAGGACTGATAGCGTATAACGCACTGTCACTGCACATGGGGTATATAGTTACCGGTGTTGTAAAATCAGTATTTCCCCTGATAACAAGTCTAAACACGATGTAGGATTTTGTAGCTGTGAATTCAACGTCATCATTACTGGAATTAATCACCTCTGTATCAGTAGACGAATTGTAATTGATTGCTTGAATTATTACGTCACGTGTCCCCGTTGCTTTGACCACATAGTTACCAGCTTTAATAGGGACTTGCGAGCTGTAAGTTGATGTGGTACTACCAGAATACAAATCGTTAATTATGAGGAATTGACTGTCAGAAGTTGATACACCTGATATTGTAACAGAACCATCAGTATTAGATACTGCGGTAACACCGTTTTTCTCCACAGTCACAGCAGTTCCTATCTGCAAAATATTTTTAGCCCCACCGTCAACAAGCTCTACGAGTGCAGCCTCGTCTTTTGAAATATTGTTTTCATTTGTTTTGACCTGCGCGTCGATATTGTCTATCGTGCCGTTTATAACTTCAATATCTGCTGCGTCCTCATACGAGGGCTTTGTCCAGCCGTAGTTGCTTGTATTAGTTGCCATATTTCAAATCCTCCCATTTCTTGTTCTTGATCTGCGACCATGTGAACGCTGCGACCTTCTGCCATGTAGCCGTAAAGTCAGTTGACTTCTTGACGATATAGCCGTGTACTGTGATTGCGAATATTGAGCCGTTATAATTGCCTGAGTTCGTGACCTTCAAATTCAGTCCTTGCCTGCTGTAATTGAACGTCGTTTCAAGTGTCAGCTCTGATTGCTTCGTTATCCTGCTCGATATAGGTATTCGGAAGGTGTTACCACTCCAAGTACCGCCGGAGCAGGAAAGTTCACTTATACTCGCCCCGACTGTGTTTTCATTCTGCGTTGTGACTTGTGCAGTTATTTTGTATGCTTTTTCGTATGCGTCTGGAATAGTAAAGCCGTTGAAGATACCTTCAATAAGCCTATAGTCGTATGCGCCGAGCAACGTTACTGTTCCTGCTGCTGTGAAGTCGTACCGGTCATAAAGCTGCTGCGAGCCTATGTATATAACGTCGTCAAGTGCAAGCCCCTGTGATTCAACGCTATTTTCCTTTGTCGGAAAGCAATTAAAGCCTGTGGAGCTTTTCAAGCGGTCATAATATACAATCGGCATTCCCTTCTGAACTGTGATATTATAGGTAGTTGACGCTAATCTGTCAGATACTATGATTTTAACATTCCAGTCGTATGTGTTGTCGAGCTGTAATGTTGTATCAGTGTTCGGAGTAACGTTCACAAGCGTGCTATATGCGCTATCAGACGTTTTCTTGTGCTGCTCCTGTATAATTACACTGTTTTTCCCAGACAGGCTGGAAACGGTCGGAGAGACGTTCAGAACGGTGTCCGTATAGAAATTATTTTCTCGGGAGCAGGATATAACAGCGTATGGCTGCTGCCATGCTTCCACTGTGATCTGAAGCGACTTCGTAACGCTGTTCCCCCTGCTGTCAATTGCCTTGACCGTTGCAGCTATGTTCTGAGATACATCAAGAATGCCCCAGCTCATATTTCCTGCTGCTGCCTGCTCCCTTGTTACGCCGTTTATTATAACTTGATATTTCGTTATTGTGGCGTACTTCTGCGCTGTTGCTGCTGGAATTGCAATCGTCAAATTACTCTGCTTCTGAATGATCTTTTGATTGTTCTCAGTTATTGCAACGGTCGTGCTGTTGGTGTCCTGATACGTCGGATTTGACATTGTAGGAGCTGCGTCAACGATTGTAATTGTTCTGGTCGCTGTCTCGTAGAAGGTCTGCCCCGATATTACAGTCTTGATGTAGAATATCACCGAGAGCGTGTTCGAGTTTGGTGCGGCTGCTCTGAGTACGTTACGTTCTGCTTCTGTAAGATTGAACGTATACGACGTGCCGGTCTTCGGAATATCCCTGTATGATATATTATCAGTGCTGCCTGTAAGCGATATGCAAGCTTGTAACGTCGTAACGCTGTTCCCTGCCGAGTTCTGATAATTTATCGTAGGATTCTGAATGTCAGTAAAGTTTGGTGCGGCTGTGATCTTTGCCGCCCTTGCTATTTGTGGCAGCGTAAATGTTCCAGAGCCGGAGCAGTTGACGGCTACTGTATAAATACCGGCTTCAGCAGACGCAGAAAAGGTTTTATTTCCGGCTGTATCATGCGTCATAGTAAAATTACCTGAAGCAACAAGAGTGCCGTCATATAACTGTATTCTCGTTGATGATGAATACACCGTAGAGCCGTTTATAACGACTTTGAAATTTCCTGACCTGTACCAGCTCGAACTTGCCGTGCCTGCTCCTTTTAAGGTCCATGCAATGGTCGTTGTATTATTGGCTACACTCTGAGAAGATACCGACCACGCAAACGTCAAATATCTGCCTTGATAGCCTGTAGTATTAAAGCTGCCGGAGCTTGCCATTGTATCACCCCTTTAATTCGTTGATACAAGCCCGATACCGTCGTTTATTACGGTTGTGCCGTCTGTATCGTATAAAGTTATTGGAATAAATCGAACCTTGTTACACAGCGTTATTTCTTCTTCTACGACAGACTTTTTCATATGAAATTCGTCCTCAGATACCCAGAAAGTGAGGTTCCCGTCTGAATCATAGCCAGCAAATCCGACTACTGGATTCATGACAAGATATGTTCCGTTTGTACCGTAGAGAATAACGCCGTCTTTGTCAAATTTACCGATAAGGGTATTAGCTTCGTTGTAAATCTGGATTTGACCGTATTCGTTGAGGTTCGAGCCGAGTTTCAGTGTGCCGCCTTTGATAAGGTCCGCCACGAGGTTTATAACGTTTATAGCCTGCATATTCAGTGTGCCGTCTAAGGTCCATGCAGATGTGAAAGCTCCGTTGATTCCTGAAGTAGAAAAGCCGATACCGGCAGAATTGATACGCATAACGTTTGTTGCTTCTTCCTTCGGGAGCTTATCTACAATCAATATCTGGTCGCCCTGATATATGCAGTATGAATTGCCGAGGGCGTTCCATATCTTATCTGCTGCCGCTGATAATTCTTCGGATAGCTTGACAGATAATTCTTGATCTCGTTCAGTTATCTGCTGGCTCGTGCTTGCTGATACGCTCGACATTAAATTTGACAGCTTTTCCTTTGAGTTCCCAAATTCAACCTGTACAAACTTTCCGAGAATAGCGTCATACTCGAAGGCGATAACGTGTGTTGTCAGGCTGATTCCAAGCCCTTCATCTATCACGTCTATTGTATCTCCAATATCGGTTATTTTCTCGATATTTGCTTTGACGGTATAGTTTATCTTCGGTACACAGTTCTCAGCCAAATACGCCGTTGCTTGCTGTCTTAAATCCTCTTTCAGTCGGAAGGTGTATGCGTCGTCGGTTTCTCCTTCTTCCTGTTCGATTTCCTGAGTAAAAGACACTGTTTTTGTGTACGGCAGTGCGTACTGCGTTTCCGAGTAAAGATATACTTCGTCAAGCAGCAGTCCGTCTTTTCCGACCGGCAGGAGCTTTGTTACAACGTTGTTCCAGTCCTCAGTCTTTTTGATTTCTTTCAGGTTCTTGCCGTACCTGATTGTTACGCCGTTATCTGCTCCGATTGATGATCTTATTGCAATAATATCATTATCTCGTACAAGGTGACCGCCCCAACGTTCAAGAACGACGTTTACGGCTTCATTAAGCGACTTACGCACACACCTGAATGAATTTATACTTGTAACATCAGAAACGGTCGTAAATGGGCTTAAATTGTCTGTAGCGGCGTTCAGGTGTTCAAGTGCCTGATTGCAGTTTTTTTCTACAACGTTTGAATCTTTTATCAAATAATTTTCGGAATCGTAATATTTGTGCTTTGCTTTTACTTTGATTTTCGATTTTGTGATCTCAGGATTCAAAAACCGAAAAGGCTGTTCCCCTGTCGGCGTAGGACAAACAACGATATTGCCGTTCTTGATATACTCCGCATAATCAGAGCTGCATTCAATTTCAGCGTGATATTCGCCGTTATCCCTTTTGTGAATCCTGCATTTTGTAGCCTGAAGGATTTTGTCGCCGTTGCTGCTGTATTCGGTGTCGGTCTGTCCGAATATTTTTATCACGAATCATCACCCCTGCGGTACATAGTGTTCAGTCATGAAGTTTGTCCAGCCTGCCTGATCGTTTGAATATAATCCGGATTGGCAGTCCGCATAATACGAAAGTATGAGCGAAGCGTCTTTGCTGTTGATAATTCCGTCACGATTGCAGTCTGCCAAATTTTCCTGTTCCGGTGTAAGTCCAGAAGGCTCGCCAGATACAATATTCATGTATGCTGTCAGTACCATTGAAGCGTCTATCGAGTTTACGATACCGTCACCATTTATATCCGGATAAGGGAATGCAGGAGGTATTACAGGAGGTCTTGTAATATCAATTTCAAGATGTAGCTTTCCGATTGCTATTGTATAAATATCGTCACCGATATTTAGCTGTATATCGTAGTAGTAATAGCCGGGAACGAGATCAACCGTGTCTTCTGGTGCTACTCTGAGAATAAACACGTTGTCGGCAGGTGACGTTACTGCCGTTTTGTTCTTCTGGAAAACATATGCGTTATCGGTTGCTGAGTGCTTTAGCGAAAAGGTGATCTCAAAGTCGTCGCTTGTAAGGTCAAGCACTGTATCTGCTTCGATTTCAAACTGTATATTGAGAGTATCGCCACGTATCGTATCAATGTTCATATAATCACCCCTTTATTCGTCTTTTAGAACGAGCGAGCCGTTTGAAATATATTCAACTCCGTCCATACTAAATATAACAGACCTGCCTGTTAATTGCCTGAATATTTGCGCGTAGATATTTGCGGTATGTGTTTCGGCGTTATTGTAGAGCGGAATTGCTGATAATGCCGTCTGATTTGTAGTACCATTTGCTGTCGAGTAGGTATATGACATAGTGGTCGCATCGTCATATGACGCAATTGTCATTTCTAATGGATTAAGTGAGGTATTACCAGCTCCGCAACCAACAACATTGCCGTTGCTGTCAAGACCAACCATAGCGCCCAGGCGGTTTTGTGTAGGGTTGGAAATGCTGCCAAGTTCAAGCGCAAAACCATGAGCCGCCACATATACAGCAATATATTGCGTTGCGAACTCCTGTTCACTATACATTGCGGCAATATTGCTATTTCCACCGTTATAATAGAATTTTGCGTTGTTTCTATCCCAACGGAAAACTACGTTTCCGTTCTTGTAAAATGCGCCGTCTGAATAGCTGTCAAATACTGACGGTATGCAGTGTTCCTGAATGATTTCAGATATTTCTGAGATTTTTTCCGCTGCCGTCGTTCCTGAAAGAACTATTCTTCTAATTGCCATTCTAAATTCCTCCTTTATTCTTCAACGGTTGCGTTGCCTAAAATTGCAACGAGGGCTGATTTCAACAGAACTGTTTTTGCGTTACCAACGCCGTCAAATTGAGGTTCTGGCGGTTCTGGTGGTGACGGTCTATCAATTACTTTCATTTCAGTATTGATCTTCACAGCAGGTCTGTTGATGAAGAATTTTTTTAGTTCAACGTTCATTATATCCACCTCGAATAATTTTTTATAAAGCACCTTGTTACGCTGCCTGTAAATTTGATCGTGTTAGGACCGACAGGCAGATAAAAATTATCGTAGTTTCCTGTAACGATTCTGTTTTTAAGGGTTGTTCCGCTGTAAGCTTCAAGGGCTTCGGTATCAATTGTGATGTTGTCATTAATGCCAAAATCAATCGAGAATACCTGAGAGCCATTCAGATATATTCCGCAGGTGTTCGAGCCGTAAAGTGTTATTGTTGGCTTCGAGAATATATTGCCGCTGTTGTTGATCTGGATTTCAGAATTATTTTTCAGTGGGTATTCTGTATCGCCTTCAGCAAGTGAATATTTGAAAGGCTGGACGTGCAGCGTGACGGTTGCTTGCCTGAAGCGTATCAGCCTTTCAAAATTAATTGCTTCAAGTATCTGGTATTTATAGTATTTTTCGTCCTCGTTGGAGAATGTAACAGTTCCTTCACTGTTGAAATACTCAATTACTTCGTCGATGTTAAAATTCCCCCGCAAACCGATTATTACCTGCTTATCGTATGCAGCATAGCCGAGCTTTGTAACAATATCTCCGTCACGTCCGTCAATTGTCTCAATCTGGGTGCGGATTTGCGGTTTTGATATCGAGGGCAAAGCCTGAATCATTAAGCCCTGAACCGCAGTATTTTTCTTGCCGTTAAGAATTATATAATTCATTCATTTGCCCCCCTTTATGTATAAATTGCGTCAGCAACGGTACGTTCAACGAACCTTCCCATTTCATCTGAATCCATAACGACTTTAACGTCCTTTAAAGCGTCTTTAAACGCTGTCACAAGGTATGTATACTTCGTTTCGTTATATGCGTTTTCTGCGGCGTTCTGAGGACGCTGCGGAGCTGTTACAGATATGCCATTCAGATTCCTGTGAAGTTCTTCAGCAATTCTTCTTATCCAGCCGGTATTATTTTCAAGCGGTACAACAGCTTCCTTACCTGCTTCACCTATTACTGCGGTCGTAGGGCGGTTAATAACGCCACCCTTTGCCAGTTCAGGTATTTCTGGAATATCAATCGGGTCAATAAAGCTAAACGGCTTTTTGCCGAGTATGCTTATATTATGAATCTTTCTCAGTATCTTATTGATACCGTTAAACGGTATCGAAATAACTTTGTTGATACCACGAATAATAGCGTTTACAACGACCTTGAATCCGTTTATAATTCCGTCTTTGATACCGTCGAAAATCCTTCCACCTGTCGAGAAAACGTCCTTGACTTTCTGCCATGCTGTCTTGAACTTTGTCTCAAACCATTCCGGAACAGCCTTAAATACGCTTTTTATTCCTTCCCATGCGTTTGTAGCTCCGGTTTTTAGTGCGTTCCATGCTCCGGTAAAGAAGTTTTTCACCGGCTGTATAACGGTATTATTGAACCAGCCAGCAACGCCGTTCCAAACACCCTTGATTGTGTTCCATGTATCTGAAGCAGCTTTACTTATTCCGTCAAATAGAGACGAGAAGAATTTTTTTATCGGCTCGATAACTTTCTGATTGAACCACTCAGCAACGAACGACCATATTTCCTTTATGGCGTTCCATGCGTTAGCTGGGAATTCTGCTATCGACTGCCATACTCCGCTGAAGAATTCAACAACGCCGTTCCAGATATCCTTGAACCATGTAACGATATTGTTCCAGAGATTTGAAAACCATTCGCCGACTGCTGCGACTGCTTCCTTGATCGTGTTCCAAAGATTTATCCAAAATTCACGGAAGCCTTCACAGTTCTTCCATAACAGCATAAATGCTGCTACGAGTGCGGTTATACCTGCTATTATTAAGCCGATAGGATTCGCAGACATAGCGAGGTTCAAAGCCTTCTGAGCTGTAGCGGCTGCGTATTGTGCAACGGTCATTCCCTTTTCGGCTGCTGTTGCTGCTATTATAGCAACTTTGTTCGCCACGACCTGTGCGGTATATGCTGTCGTTAGTCCGATTACAAGCGTGAGAACGGCAGGAAGGTTCTTTTTTACCCACTTTACAGCTGCGCTTATTGCCTTGATAGCTTTACCGACCATTTCAGTGAGCTTTGACAAAAAGCCTGTTATATTTTCAGTACCGATTTCCGAAATGATCTGCTGCAAGCCTGTTACGATTGTCGCTTGTAAATTACCAATAGCACCCTCAAAGGTTGCGACGCTTGTTGCTGCTTCTACCGCAACAGGCTCGTTTCCAAGCTTCATAATAGCTGCGTTGAATTCTTCAGCAGTGATCTCACCTTTCGCCATTGCTTCTCGGAAGTCTCCGGTATATGCTCCGGCTTCCTTCAATGCTTCCTGAAGTTTTCCGCTTGCGCCCGGAATTGCATTTGCAACCTGATTCCAGTTCTCAGTTGTCAGCTTTCCTGCTCCGGCTGTCTGAGTGAGTGCAGAAGCTACTGAAGTGAACGTATCAGCGTTACCACCTGCAACAGCGTTCAGGTTTCCTAACGCTTCAGTAAGTCCTGAATAATCTTCGATACCATTTGCGGCAAGCTGGGCGGTCGTATTGGCTATGGTATCAAGATTATATACGGTTTTGTCAGCGTAGTCCTTTACACGGTCAGAAGCTTCTTCAATAACGGAGCTGTCATACCCTGCAAAGCCCATTGTCTGTTCAAACTTGTACAAAGTGTCGGACGCTGAAATTGCTTCACCAACGAGGTTGTGAATACCATTCAAAACAAAGTTGATACCGTTTGAAACGAGATCAGCCAGCACGCCTTTGAAAACTGTAAAGCCGTCACCAGCCTTTTTGGTTGCTCCTTTGAGTTCGTCGAGATCGTCGGATAATTTATCAGATTTCTTTGAAGCGTCTTTCATGCTGTCTGAAAGATCGTCAATTTCGTCTGCTGCCTTATCTGTTGCGCTGTCGAGCTTATCAATAGCAGATTTGTTTTCGTTGATTTCTCTCGTTGTATTGTTTACGGCTGTCTCAGCTTTGTTTACTTCCGTTTTCCATTTCCTGACGGTTGTCTCGTAAGCTTCGGTTTCCTTCTCTGCTGCTGATAGCTTGTTCGTAAGGTCTCCGACATTGCTTTCAAGCTCTGAGATTTCGTCGGCTGTTGCTTCAGTGCCGTTTTTGGCATTTTCAAGGGCTTTTTGTGCTTTGTCCAGTTTGTCTTTGAGGTCCGCTACAGACTTGACACTGTTTTCGTATTCTGTCTGAGCTTTTTCAAGCATATTCTTCGTAAGGTCCAAAGCCTTTTTCTGCTCGTTAAGCTTATCAGTCAGGACGTTGTTCTTGGCTGTAAGTGATTCGACGGACTTTTCGTTCTTTCCAAACTGCGAGCTGACCTTCGATAATTCAGTTCCTACGACCTTTAATTCGTCGGTGATCTTTCTCAAAGCCTGTCTGTATTCCTGCTCACCTTGCAGCTTGATAGTACCGCCAAAAGCCATGCGTTAACCTCCTTTCGTTATCTTATCCAGTCTTCGCTGTCAACTGATTCTTCGTCAATATCCTTGTATAACTTATGGCTCAATTGAAGCGATAATTCGAGGTCGAAATTCTGTTTATACATATCGTACAAACGAAAGAATTTTTTTGCGGTCAAATGCCCGATTTCTCGGTAATTCATTCCCATTTTTGCGCCTATAATATAAAACCACTCAAATTCGATTTCTGGATTAATCTCATCATCTGAGTGGATTATACGTTTTTTTCTTCGTCTTTTCCTGCTTTGGTTATGGTTTCAGAAAGCTTTTCAGCAACGCCTTCCATGCCGTACTGCGTAAGGATTCTGCCGACCTGCTTTTTAGTTAGCGGCTTATCGTTCGTGCCGTTCTGTTCGTTCATTATGTCTATGCCTTCATTAAGCATTTCCGTAAATCCAAACAGAATAGCTTTTGCGTCTGCTTCTCCGGTTTCTTTTCCTTCTGTAAGTGCCGACCATTTATCAATCGACCCATATTCTGCCTGAATAGCTTCCATTACGTTAAGATCGAAACATAATACATATTTCTTGCCGTTGAGTTCAAACTCGGAATAAAAATCTTTCATAATGTTCTCCTTTGATTTTAATTTTTTGGGCTGAGATTACCCCAGCCCAATTTTCGTTATGCTTCCTGATATGCGTACGATACGTAGATAACTGCACCGTTGGCAGGAGCTTCGTCAAATGTAAGTGTCGTTCCTGACGTTGTGTACGCCGTTGTAGGCGTGCCGTTTATTGTTACGGTGAAAATACTTGCTGGAGTATGTGACAGCGTAAATGCGGCTGTTGTGCCGTTTCCTGCGAAGGTATCTGCGGCAATTGTCTGACCGAAGCAGCTTGCAAGATAAGCAAGTGCGGCAGAATGTGTCGTGAAGGTCTTCGTCTTGCTCCACTGACCGTTTGCAAGCGTTACGATAGTTCCTTCAACTTGCTGAGTGCCGAACTCTGTTGTTTCGCCGTGTGTTGTGCTTTCCTGATTCGGTTCAGCAAACTTGACCTTTGACAGAAATTCGACTTTGTAATATCTTACGCCGCCTTTCAGCTTGTTTATGATACGACCTACACCTACATAGGGCGGTGTATCGTTGGCGTTGCGTATCATTTCCTGAGTGCTTGAATCAATCTCGTGACCGAGAAGAACTGCAAATACAGTGTCGTCAGCGTCGTCGATTGTCAGTGTGATAGTACCAGCCGAGAAGGTGTTGTCGCTCTCTGCGATAACGTCGTCAGCGTACAGAACAGCACTGTTGTTAGTTATGGAGACATTTGCGTCTACAGCCTTACCGAGTGACTGCATAGCACCGTAAGAGACTACGCCGCCGTCAGCTTCTGTAAGCACGCCAAACTTAAAGTTATTAAGTCCGATTTTTGCCATAGTTTTTTAACTCCTTTCAATTGCAAAGCATAACGTTTTGTGGTAATATCCGGTATCGGGTTCATACATTTCTGCTGAATCCATAGACGGACAATACGAAAAGTTATTAGCCTGCATTATTGCTTTGATTGCTTCAGCAATGGCGTAATAATTTCCCTTTGAATAGATATCAAAATCATAATACGTATTATAGTTCTGAATCTGATCGTCAGCGGAAAATACGTCGCTGTTGCTAATTGGCGTATATGTTACATAGGGTTCGCCGTGTCCCATGTAATGAAGGTATTTAACAGGGATTTCAACTTTATCAACAGTAAAACCGTTGAAAGCTGCTTGAATGATCTCGTTCATATCAATCCTCCGGCAAGTATTTTTTCTGTTCTTCTTCCATAGCCTTCTGAATAGCCGACTTTTTGAACGATTTCCTCATAAACGGCTGCTTCGGAAATGGTGAATTACTTCGACCATATTCAAAGACATTGGCTACGAGTGGAGCTGGAACAGTTTCACCTTTTTCGTTCTTGAAATATCCTGCAAAACCGACTTTCATATTGACTGAATCGTCGGAAGGTGTTCTATACGCTCGGCGTGTAGTTCCTAAACACTTCATCATTTCAGGGCTTTCCTTGATTCCTCTCGGGGCGTTTGTCTTGATGTTTTTCAAAACTACTTTCGCCCCTGCTGTTACCATTGACGACATCATTTCTGGTACATCTCTATCAAGCTTTTTAAGCTCTTTTTCGATTTCGTTGTTTAGGTCGAATTTCAGCTTTGCCATTAGTGCGTCACTTCCTTTGCTTGAATTTCAAGCTCGACGTTTGCTTCGTTGACGTTATTGAGATATTCAATCGTGTAGGTTTTCCCCCTGAATCGAATTTTCATATCCCTGTTGATTGCTGTTAGCGGATAGCGAATCGTGAAGTTAGTGTACGCCTTCTCAAAATCGCTGTTAGCGGCTATCAGCGTAAATCCCCTTGTAGTTTTTACAGCTGCATAAGTCGTTAATACAAGCGTTTCTGACGTTGTCTGGAAGCCTTGTGCGTCTGTGATTACAGTCTCGCTGTATATCTCAATTTTTTTGTTGTACTTTCCGGCGTTGATCATAGCAGATTCACCGAGTGCATACCGAGTATTGTCTCGACTGTATTGTTCAGGCTGACTTTCTGGTCGGTATAAAGTGATCTATTGTCGTACATATCCTGTGAAAGAATATATACGACGATAACAAAATCTTCATGCTCGTCTATGCTGTCGTTATTAAGCCCTGTATAACTGCGTATATAGGCTTTTGAAGCTTCCAAAGCCTGTGATAAAAAAGCATTATCGGCTGTTGAAGGTTCTGCAATTCTGCAATAGTCAGCTAAATCCTGTACCGTAATTTCACTTACCTTCACGATTCGCACTTCCTTTCGTTATATTTTGCCTTGCTTTACTCAGCAGCAAGGATTCCGGCAGCCCTGAGTGAAGTAAGAAGGGCGTTAACTGTTGTAACAGCGTCGTCGGTTGCATCTGCGACTGCTGCTGCCTGTTTTACAAGTCCGAGCGTACTTTCTGTAGCAGCTTCGTAGGTTGTATCTGTTGCGGAAATTTCGTTGCCTTCTATGGTGATATTATCACCGGCTGTATAAGCAACGCCGCTCATTCCCTCAACTTCTGCTCCCTGCTCGATTATGAGCTTGCCGCCGATGTGGGTAACGTCACCGCCCTGCTCGGTATAATTCTTTGTGTTGTAGGTACTCATATTTTCACTCCTTTATGGGATTGCGACCGACAATAATGCCGGTCACAAATTCCCTGATTGATTATGCGTGCATTACAAGCTTTGCGATCTTCTGCTCGTTCTCTACCTTTGAATCGAACTCGAACCAGCCTACGACACCGACTGCGTGCTGTGTTGCGTACTTCTCACGAAGTACCTGAATATTGATTTCTTCGGAGAACTTTGTTGCAAGTCCTGACATATCGCCGTAGTAAATAGCGACCTTGCCGTCTTCTGTGTAGTCTGGCATATTGTCTGATACATAGACAGGCTTGCCAAGAATGGAAGTACCGAACGGAGTTGAAATATCATCGTTAAGAAGATATACGCCTGTTGAAGCTTTGAGCTTTCTCAGATACGTTCTTGTAGCTGGTGACATTATCCAGATTGCACCACTCTGGAATTCGTCTTTGATTGCGTCGTGAAGATCAATCACTTCGTCTGCTGTGATCTTGTCTGCTGCTGCTGTTGTGATTGAATTAGTCAGGCTTGAAAGTCCAAGCACCTTTGCATTTGCTCCGGAATGCTCTGTATCTGGTGTACCGATAAGCAGCTCGTGTTCGATAAATCTCTTGATAGCGTAAGCCATCTGGTCAACTACGTGTCCTACGATATCAAATGCAGCGTTGTTGATAAGGCTGCGAGATATCTTTGAAAGTACGCCAGCAAGGAAGCTGCCCAGCGTAATCTTGCTGAAGTTTGCATTTGTAGAAAGAAGCTCGTCAAACTCGTCGTGATATGCAACTGTTATAAGGCTTTCTTCAGACGCAGGATAGAACGGAATGTCAAGATTTCCCTTGACGTTATACTTGCTGGACTTCTCCAGAATCGGGCAGATGTTGTACACCTTTGTGATGATCTTATTTGCGATAGTAGTAGGAATTACAGCACCGTTATTTCCGACTGTAAGATTTACGTCGGAATCACGATTGTTCATTGTTTTTCCTCTGATGTAAGCTTCAAAAGCTCTTTCCTCTGCTGCTGCCTTTGCTGCTTCCTCGATTGATCTTTTCTTTTCGTCCGAGCCGCAAGCTCTGTCGCCACCCTCTGAAGGTGTTGCGTCCTGTTTTGCTTCAAGCTCTCTCATGTCGTCAAAGTCCTTTTCAAGTCCGAGTGCCTTCTTGATCTTCATAACGTCGTCTCTGATCTCAGCCAGCTCCTGCATTTCGTCAGGTGTCAGCTCTCTCTTTTCGAGTTTTGCCTTATTAAGCATTTCGTCTGCCTTCTTCATAAGGTCGTTTTTCTTCTCGACTAAATCTTTTCTCATGGTTAATTTTCTCCCTTCATTTCGGAAATGATTTTTTCGGCTTCTGAATAGTCCGGAGCTTTTTCTTCCGGCTGTTCACGCCTTTCAGTGTTGCCTGTGATCTTTATTTCGTCTGCGAAAATATCGCCGAAATAAATTCGTTTTTCCTGCTGACCTTCTGCGTCTCTCACGTTAATGAGAGTGCCGTCGTAGGCAGGCGTTTTCTTCCGGTCGAGAATAGATATCTCGTAAAGGTCCATATCCTTTACGTCTCTTGTTCTCATGCCGTTCTCTGAGTGCTCGTCAACGTCTCTGTCCTCGAATCCGAATGAGAAGCCGACAAGGTTTCCTCGCCTTGCTTCCTGTACCGTTTCTGCGTCCTTGACTGTTGCACGAATCCTCAGTCCGATATTATCCTCTGACAGCTCGACGTTGCCGTCCTTTGTGCCGCCTAAGTCTCTCGACCAGTTGTGATTGTACAGAAGTCTTACGTTATCGTTGCGCTGTAAAGCTCTTTGAAAAGCTCCTTTGCAGATACGTTCAACGAATTCTCCTGTTCTGGAAGGAAGCGGCTTCGATAGGCGTTCCACAGCGTTCACATATCCTTCGATTTCAACGCTGTCTTCTTTGATTCTGATTTCCATTCATTCACCCCCTTTATGCGTCCGACGAATTACCGCCTGCGACAAATTCCTGCTCCATTACGTGCCCTTCCAGCATTGCGGTGGTCTTGTTCAAGTCGGTCTGCTGGTTAATGTTTGGTGTGTAGTAAGTGTGCGTGTTGATATCATATAAAACAGCTCCCAAGCCTACGTTTACAACGTCAAGTCCTTCTACATAGTTCAGGTTTTCTTCCTTCCTGATCTCGTTTATAGTCAAAAAGCCTGTTTCTTTGGCTGTTTTATATGCTTCATAACGCTCTTTTATGCTTGCTTTGATGATCTCTTTTACGTCAAAAGTGAAGAAATAGTCGTCTTTTTCCTTTTCAAGCAGCAAATCACGGTTTAAAGCCGTCTCAAATGCCTTTACAACCGGATATATTGCTTCTTTGAAGGTTCTTTCAAAGTCGTCCGGATATATGTGAAAAATGCTGTTTATTTCGTCCAAAAACGCCTTTTTGCTCTCATTTAGCTGCATTTCGACGCTGGTGTTGCTTGCTTCCTGAAATTCCAGCCCATTATTGAGGACAACGACGGCTTCTTCGTTGTTGCTGTATAGGTTCGCCCATGCTGCCTTCAGTATGTCGATTTCTTCCTGTCCAAGTTTCCTCTGAGACTTCAAAAATCCTCTTTTATTGCCGCCCTTTTTAACCAAACCGAGCTGATATAACAGCGTCTGGTATGCTGTTTCAAGGGCTTTGGAGACTTCTACAGTAATACCTATGCCGGACGCTCCGTCTTTTGTATTTCTGAGTATCTTCAAAAATTCGTATGGCTCGTATCTTGCGCCCTCGACTTCGATTGAAAACTGCTTGAAAATAGGGTGATACAGCTTCATAATAACGATATAAATATCTTCTACGTAGAAAATACCGGTAACGTCATTTCTTGACTTCTGTATATAAGCGTAGCCGCCTTTTCCCATGAGATAATCTTCAACTATAGCTTTTTTCATCTGGAAGCCGTCGAGAGTATCTCCGGTATCGGTATTGAGAAGCTTGCACCGCCTGTCGTCCTTCTGCTCGACGACAGTTCCGTCCTCGTACTTGAATAACCTTACAGGCATACACGCTATAGAACTGGATATGAAGTCTACAGCACCGCTTACCGCAGGAATGGTCATTGCTTTTTCTCTGGTGATAGCTTCGTTATTCAGTAAAGCTCTGAGAAGTACGTCGTTGATCTCAGGCTCAGTTGGTCCGGTATCTCTTTTCTTTGATCTTTTCCAAAATGCCAAAATATCACTTCCCTTGATTTATAAAACTTGAATCGTAAAGTCGCTGCCGAACATCACGTCCTGCTGTAATAGATATACAGCGTTTATGAGTGATACGACCATATCGACTTTGCCGTTGGATTTCTTTTTCGTGACGTATAGGTTTCTGTTCGTGTCGTAGGTGCAGCGTGCGTTCTGGAAGTTGATTTCGAGTAAAGGATTTTTTTCGTACTGAAATTCCCCACTCAGTATCTTTTCTTTCAGAAGCTTTGTCGGTGGGTGCAGGGTGCTTGAATGTTGACGAATCTCAACAAGGTTGTGACCTTCTTTTTCAAGCTTCTGCGCCGTGCTGAGAGCGTTCCAACGGTCGAAGCCTATAGCTTGTACCTTGACACCGTAACGTTCCTCTAACGATAAAATAAACGCTTCTACGTATGTATAGTCGATAACTTTATCACCGCAGGCCATACACTTGCTTGTATTTTCTATCATATTGCGATAGTCAAGCTTTTCCGAGATCGTCTTTTCGTCGATTCTGCCTTCTGGAATGAAGGCGAACACATCTGCTATGATGTTATTATTTTCGTCTGCTGTTACCATAGCAACAGAAGTATTGTCGTTCGTCTCTGATAAGTCAAAGCCGACATAAACTGTACGACCTTCCCAGATGATCTTATTTGTACGGCACTTCTGGACTGCTGAAACGTCGATATACGTCTCTGTTCCAATGCCTTGATAGATTATATTGCAATGCTTGGTGACGAAGTTTTCACGAGCTTTGTCAACTGCTATTGCGTAAGCTCTTTTCTTTTTGAGTTCTTCCCATATCTCAGGGATTTCAAGTGCGGCTGGGTTTGCCTGTTTGAGTATAAGGTCGTCCGATATCCAGTCTTTGGTGTTATCTGGTTCGTATAGTAAGCTGAATACGGTTTCGTCCTTCTCGATTTTGTCAAGTACCTTCTTAGAGTACGAAACATAGTCCTCGAAAGGATTATCAATCGTCGGATATTTTGTGCTGATTATGAATCCGAGACGATTCTTCATATTGATCTGACCGGAACGCATTGCTTCAACAGGATAGTTTATCGGCAAAGCTCCGACCTCGTCTGCACAGAATATGTTCGGCATACGAGAATCCATTCTCGATGTTGAATAGCTCAAAGGAATGAACTTCGATAAAAGCGGCTTAAATGATATATAGTCTCGAAGAATCTTGAATCGCTTCGTATTCTTGTATTCATATATCGCCGGTGATGATCTGAGCGTTTCCGATATTGCTTCCTGTATTTCCTTCGAGAGTGCGCCGTCAGGAGCTACGGAGTAAAATTTTGAGAACTGCGGCTCAGTTAAAAATGCTATTATGAAGATCGTACCGACCGTATATGTTTTGAAGTTCTTACGGCAGATTTCCAGCAGGCACGTTTCGTATTTCCTGCGCTTTGTATCGTCTCTGTAGACGGTGCAGAATACTGCGATATATATAAACCATTGATACCCTGTTGAACAGTTGTACAGGCTTTCTCCGGCTTTCAATCCCTTCGGCATATTGAGCAGTTTCAAGATGTTCTCGACCTGCTTCACCTTTGCTTCTGAGACGATATATTTTTTGTGCTTTCCTTCTGCTATTTTCAACCACTCTTTCATTTGCAGCTTGACGTATTTCGGAGTGGTTTTTTTCCTGATATTCTTTTTACAGTATTCGTAAGCCTTATTCACTTACCTCACCGCCGTTGAGTATCTTCAGCAACGGGTCTTCAGATTCGTTGTCTGAATCTTCTACGAATCCTCTGATTATCTTCATAAGGGTTGCGACGGTCTTGTTCGCTGAATCGGTCGTGCGGTTATATGCGTTAATAGCTGGGTTGTCGTAAAGGTTCTTACGTCCTTTGACATATTCCTTAGTGACAAGCGTTCCGTTCTCCTTCAGGGCGATTTCAAGGTCGTTCAATATTTTGATCTGGACTTGATATCGTTTGAAGGTTGTAACGAAAAAGAAATTACCTTGTACGCCTGATTCTTCAGCGATACGCAAAATTTCTTCTGCCTGCTGGTTCAGGTTCATTTTTTCAGCCATTTTCTCACCCTTTTCGTTATATAAAGGCTGCGTCGCTTGGTACGTTCTGTAAGCTCTGAATAAAATTATTCGGTGCTGTAAGTCTGCACGGAACGTCGCACATCTGCATATTTGTCTGGAAGCGTTCACGCTTTTCCCATATATCGCTGTCGGTAAGTTTTCCGATGATCTCATACGGCTTATGGCAGCAGTACATGACTTCTGAATTTTCGTTTATTGCTATTTGTGAGAAATTGGCGTAACACTTGTCAAACAGTGTCCATATCTCGTGCCATTTGTAGTTTATACACACTCTTTTATCTTTTTCGTTTATATCCTGAAGATATTCAAGAATCTTCAAGCGTTCACGAAGTGTCTGGTTGCTATCGTAATACTCGCCGCAGGTGCTTTCCATTGGTCTGATGTTGAAATAATCAACTTGCAGTCCTTTGTGGGTTTCGTAAAATTTCTGTACGTCCTCGATTTTTGTTGCGACTGTCTGTATTCCGATTGAAGTATCAAAACCGAACTGCTTTTTGAATTCGATATAATTCTGGATATTCGCTATCACAGTGTCGTATCTATCAACGCCCCTTGCTTTCTGGTATGATTCCCGGTCGTAGCCGTCCAGTGATACCTTCAAATATTTTGGTCGTATAGCCTTGAACACGTTGAAATTTGTGTTGATTCCATACGGAATATAGTTCTTTTCAAGATACTCTGTGATCTTGTCAAAATCAGGGCTTATTGTAGGCTCACCACCGCCGGTTAAAATCACTCCTTTTACGCCGTTTTCAAGCAGTATAGTAATATTATGCTCAAAGTCTTTGAACGTCATATACGTGCTGCTGCGTTCTTTATAACGTGCGTATGTACAGTACGGACATTTATTATTGCAGGCTGAATTCAAAAATATATCTGCTGTAATTGGCTTGCGGCTTAATATATTATCCAAACTGTAGATTATTTTGTTATTCGAGATCATTTCTTTTTCCACCTTTCGTTGAGTATAAGCGGACAGCAGCCGTTCCAATTTATTCTGTGATGTATTCTCGGATTCGTCGTTCCCATAATTGATACCTTGATGAAGGAAGGGCAGAACATAACGGAATAGAATGTCTTCAGATACGTTCCTGTTGACTTGTAAAATTCAGCCATACCGCCACAGACTGATTGTGTCGGGAGCTGGTTCAGCATAACGTCTGCTATTGTCATAAACAATCTGCCTTGACTGCCTAACAGACAATAGGTCGTTACGTCCTCATTCATTCTGCCTTTGAAGGTGATACGTCTATCGGTACGGCAAAAAAAGCTGTTCATAGCTTTCCTTTTTACTCGCTGTTCAAACAGTCCACCGTTTTTGCCGCCTATATAGTCGCCGCCCTGTGCAAATGCCACTGTATCTGCGTTTGATGATCTGAGAAAGTCAATCATCAAGTCACATATTTTGTCAAAACTTTTAACAGAAGTGTATGATAACTTTGTGTCGTTTGGTATTGCGTATCTGTACTGAAAGTCAGTATAATCATCGTCGAGCTGTAAGAAGTATTCAAGCCCGAGCTGTTCAGCCAGCTCCCAGCAGTAATTTCTTGCAAATAATATACAGCGGTTGTCTTGAATAAGGTCCGCAGTATCAATATTCTTTGCGTACTCTGTTTTGTTGAACAGCTTGACGTTTTCTCTTCCGTAGGTCTTGAAATATTCTTCAGCCTGATTGTCCTCGTTATCTATAACGAAATATATCTTTGCTGTGCAGTTAGCCTTCTGAAGTGCTTGCAGGGTTGCTATGTTGTGCGGTCTGCCGTGCGTGAGAATGAAGATTGCAAAAGACTTATTCTTCATTTTTTCCACGTCTCACTTAATATTTTAGGAACGTATGCGTCCTTATGTGCAAATATCTGTATATTGTCATTACTTGCTTTTATACTCACGGCAGAAGGGCAAGCAATTACGGTATGAAATATAGACGTATATTTGCTGTACTTGGTGTACGTTTCGGCAAGTCCACCGTTAAGATTGTTTTCAGGTGGCTCTTGGTAGTATATTACAGGCAGGAGTGCTTTCACGAGCTTTCCTCTGTAGTTATTCAATACACTGTACGTCAAGTCCTGATATAGTGAGCCTTGAAAATATGGACTGTCAGTGCGTATAATAAATATATTTGCGACGTTGCTGTATTCTCTTTTCTGCCATACATCTGACTTCAAGCCGCCGATAAGTCTTGCAGAAGGAAGGAAGGAAACACACAAGAAATTACTTTTTTCAAGAAAATTGATATATAATTCAAGTACTTTGTCAAAGTCTCTTATATCATACGATTTGAGTTTACCTTCACTTTCGTATCTCAGGCTTATCTTTTTAGTATCATCATCGAAAATAGCGATATATTTATAGCCTTTTTCTCTTGAATACTTAATACAGTAATTCATAGCGTAAACTGCTGCATTTAATATCTCGTAATTGTCGATAGTATCTGTTTCTTTCAGCATTTCTTCTTTGCTGAATACGAGGACGTGATCTCCGTACCTGCTTTTGTATTCTTCGATTGTGGTATCTTTATCATCAACCACAATGAAATATTTGCCAGTATAACCTGCTCCGCTAATGGTTTTTAACGTTTCAACTTCAGGTCTTTTGTGACTGATAATAAATACGGCGTAATTATTCTTCATCTTCAGCCCTCATTTCTTCGAGTGCTGCTGAGAGTTGAGCGTAACCGTATGCGATAGCGTTGTCAAAGTCGATTATAACGAGTGCAAGATGTTCCATAAGCTCCTGCATTTCTGGCGAAGCCTGTGCGTAATATTCAGCGATTTTCTTGTAATTGAATTCGTAAAGCCTTCTCGTTGCTTTTATCAGGAAGTCTTTTTCATCGTCCGTGACGTTTGCTTCTCTGATTTCTTCAAGGAAGCTGTCAGCCTTGCCGCTGTCGCACAGCTCGTAAATATCGGGGCATTCTCCGGTAGGTTCGTACTGCGGTATTTCTACTTTGTGAGAATACTGGTTACCGTCGCCGGTATCTATATCGTTGTCGAAGTCTATGTTGAGTTCAAAATCGAACTGCGTCATATCAATTCCCTTGATTCGTTCCAGCTCTTTGTTCAGGATTTCAATATCGAATCCTGTGTTCATCGTAAGCTGGTTATGCACGAGAATGTATGCACGCTTTTGATCTTCTGTCAAGCCTTCTATCCTGATACAGTCAACCTCTTTGAATCCCAAATCTTTAATTGCCATTAGTCTGCCGTTACCTTCGATAACGACGTTGTTCTCGTCTATGGCAATAGGGTCGTTGAAGCCGAACTCGAGAATTGATGAACGAATTTGTTCGATTTGTCTTTCCGGGTGGAGCTTTGCGTTGTCTGCGTAAGGTATGATCTCGTCAACCTTGATTTTTTCAATTTTCATTTTGTAAACCTCCGATTTTAAGCGTTAGCGATAGGAGCGTTTCAGAGCCGTTTTAATGCGGCTGTATGTTTTATAGGGTTATTATATTATGATATGATTTGAACCGCATTGTGCGTTAATCTGAACGGTCGTGAACGATTTCACAAGTCGTTTTCCAAAAAATCCATGTAATTTTGCAATTTTTGTATTTTAACG